GTCAATGGTTACCCTGGTGTCCCCAACGTCGATGCACAGAAGTTCACTACTTCAGCAGGTCACGGTTTCCCTGGCCCAAAGAAAGCTTACGTGGATTATGATGGCGAGCATGAAGAATGGTCGCGCTTCCGTACGTATAACAAGGACGTTATGGACGAAGTGGAAAGGATCTACGAATTGGCCAAGCTTGGAATCAGATCTCATCCTGTTTTCACAGCACAGCTCAAGGATGAGATGATTAGTCTCGCAAAGAGAGCCGCGAAGAAGACACGAGGTTTTTACATGTGTCCGCTTGCTTTCCTCACCTTGATGCGTATGTTCACCACTGGTCTCACAAGGATCATGGTGCGCCGTCGTAAGCTTTTCCGGAATGCTGTTGGTCTTAATACTCATTCTGAGGAATGGGCTGATCTGCTTGGTGAAGCCAACAAGATCCCAGGTGACAACTGGATGGCAGGAGACTTCAAAGGGTTTGACAAAATCCTTAACATTTTGATCCAGAACGGAGCTAAGCAAGTCATTCTTGATGTTGCTAAGTTTTGTGGGTTCAATGACGAAGAACTCCTTGTCCTTGATGTTCTACTCTGTGATAATGTGACCGCTGTGATTGATTTCTTCGGTGAGCTTGTCATGCTTCTCGGAGGTGAAGTTTCAGGTTATCAGCTCACCACGTTTTTCAACTGCTTGTGTAACATTCTTCTCCATATGTACGCTTGGACGGTCCTCGCAAAGGAACAAGGATTCGAACCGTGTGAAGCAGTGCACCGATTCTGGAAACTCGTTTTCATTTGTGTGCTCGGTGATGATATCATGGCAAAGGTACACCCTGATGTACCATGGTACAATCACACAACCGTACAACGTGTCTTTGGCAACATTGGCATTGAGTACACCATGGCGGATAAGCTTTCAGAGAGCGTTCCCTACATCTCGTACAAAGACGTGACTTTTCTTAAGAGACGTTTTGACACCCATCCACTCTTCCCAGGATTAGCGGTGGCACCACTCGAGAGGGAATCGATCTACAAGATGCTTGTTTACACCATTCCATCAAGGACGGTGAGCAGTGAGGAACAGCTTGCCATGGCTGCTACTTCAGCTGTCTCGGAATCTTTTTACCATGGTAAGGAATTCTTCAACAAGATTACTTCCCTGATTAAGGATGCCCCAAAGACGCCTGAGCAGCAAGCGCGCATGGAGCAGTTCCCAATCCCAAGTTGGGTAGAGATGTACGAAAGATTTCTGAACGCATCCCCAACTTTCAAGGCCTCGTTGGCAAGCCTGGCATCTGCCGAAACAACGCCAACCCCCACGGATATTGACTGTCAGTTACAACTACCGCAAGCACAATGTGACTGGAGCGTGGATCCGTGGGGATCGACCACCTATGGGCGTTCCCCAAAGAGCTCTTTTCAGAGCAGGAGTCGGTTGTCCTCCAACAAGTTTGCTAAGCAGCGTGAGATTGAGATTTCTCCGACTGTCGACAACATTCATCTCAGCAAAAATTACAAAAAACAAACAAAGCAAACACCCCCGTCACAGGAAGGACAAATGACGTCCGTGGCGGTGGAGAAAGTCATCAACAAACTCGCAAAGAAGAACTACAAGAAAGATAAGTCTCAGAAGTGGGAAGCGCGTGCTCAGGCGGACATCCGGCCTGACACTGAAGGTTCAGTTACTGTTACGCAACAGACGTACCAGTTCAAGAACGAAGCTACCTCCAAGACTGTTGATCTTTCAGCCAAGAAGATGGCTACAGCTTCTCGAATGAGTATGCCTCAAACTCTTGGGGACTACTTTGCTCGTCCAAAGCTCATCTACACTTTCACTTGGCAAGAGTCTATGGCGTATGGCGTGAACACTTCCATCAATCCTTGGAACTTATTTCTTACCGACCCCTCCTTCGTGGAGAAGATGGGCGGTTTCGGCTTGTTTCGTGGTAACTTGCATCTCAAGTTTACCGTTAACGGGTCTCCGTTTTATTACGGAGGTCTTATGGCGGCGTATACACCATTGAGCGGTTATCGCA